CCCGCTGGTTCAACTTCGATCGCCAGACGATGCGCAAGCCGATGCTGCGCGGCGGGGTCGATGGCAACGCGGTGGCCGAGCCGCTGCCGGCGTTCAAGTTCATCTATCACCAGATCAAGGCCAAGTCGGGTCTGCCGATCCGCAGCGGCCTTGCCCGGCTGGCGGCATGGGCATGGATGTTCAAAGCGTTCACGCAGCGCGACTGGGCTATCTTCACCCAGACCTATGGTCAGCCCGTTCGCCTGGGCAAGTTCCACGAAGGCGCGACCAAGGAAGATCGCGCCACGCTGTTCCGCGCGGTGGCGAATATCGCGGGCGACTGCGCCGCGATCATCCCGGCATCGATGGACCTTCAGCTGGTCGAGGCGAAGAACCCGACCGCCAGCGCGGAAGTCTATGAGAAGCGCGCCGACTGGCTCGATCGGCAGGTCTCGAAAGCGGTGCTCGGCCAGACGGGCACGACCGATTCCAAACAGGGCGGGCTGGGCGACGGTGGCAACCGCGTGCATGAGCGCGTGCAGGAGGATATCGAGACCGCCGACTGCAAGGTTACGTCGGCAACGCTCAACCGCGACCTGATCCGCACGTGGTGCGATCTGGAGTTCGGGCCATCTCCGCGCGGTCGCTATCCGCGCCTGATCATCGCGCGGCCCAAGCAGGAAGACATCAAGCAGCTGACGGACAGCCTGCAAGTGCTGGTGCCGCTGGGGCTGCGTGTTGAACAATCGGAAGTGCGCGACAAGTTCGGCCTGTCCGAGCCGGCCGCAGGGGCCGCTGTGCTGAGCCCGCAGCCTGCCGCACCGCAGAACCCGCCGCCCGCTGCCGCGCCGATCGCGGCGAAGCCTGTTGCGCCTTCGCCCACGCCCACGACCGTCGCGCTACAGGCGCAGGAGCCGGCATCCTCGCAAGCGGCGCACCCGGCCGAGCAGATCGCGGCCGGAATGCTTCCCGATGCGGCCGGCGCGGTCGAGAACATGGCCGCCACGATCGAGACCATGCTCGCCAAGGCGAGCGACCTGGGCGAGTTCCGGACCATGCTGGAAAGCGCGTTCGGCACGATCGGCGGAGACAAGCTGGCCGACGTGATCGCGGCCGGCCTCGCCGCCGCGCAGGCGGCCGGGCGGTCCGACCTGGAGGAGGAAAGCGCCTGAGCGATGGCTACCCCGAAATTTGCCCTCAGGAGGCCCGTGGAGCGCCGGGGGCGTCCTGCCCCAGCCAAAAGCGCGCCGCCTGCCTTCTTAGGGCCTCTTAAATCGATCCTGAGAGGCATCGGAGAACCGACGTGAGCCACCCCTCTGCCCTCTCCGGCGTGTTCGGGCAGCCGTTCGCGCAGCAGGTCGCGTTCTTTCGCCAGAAGCTCGGCCGGCTCGTCCCCACGCAACGCTGGGACGATATGCAGGGCGAGGCGCACGATACCGGGTTCATGGTGGCGGGCGCGGCCGAGGCCGACCTGCTGACCGATCTGGCCGCCGCCGTGGACAAGGCGATCGCCGAGGGGCGCGGCCTGGACGAGTTCCGCGCCGACTTCAAGGGGATCGTGGCGCGCAATGGCTGGACGGGCTGGACCGGCGAGGGATCGGTCCAGGGCGAAGCGTGGCGGGTCAAGACGATCCTGCGGACGAACGCCTACACCAGTTACTCGGCCGGCCGGCACGCGCAGCTGCTCGAAGGCGATTTCGCATTCTGGGTCTATCGCCACGGCGGCAGCCGCGAGCCGCGCCCGCAGCATCTCGACTGGAACGGGTTGATGCTGCCGCCGTCGCACGCGTTCTGGATCAAGTTCTATCCGCCCAGCGACTGGGGTTGTTCGTGCTACGTCGTCGGCGCGCATTCCCAGCGATCGGCGAAGCACATGGGTGCCCATTCCGCCAAGCGGCTCGCACCGGGCTGGGATCGGCCCGATCCAGCGACCGGCGAACCGGCGGGCATCGGCAAAGGCTGGGGGTACGCGCCGGGGCGCAGCGTGGCGCAGACCGTGCAGGCGATGGCCGGCAAGGTCCGCAACTGGGACTATGCGATCGCGAAAGCGTTCATGGCCAAGTTGCCGCGCGACCAGGCCGACGCGATCAGCGATGCCTACCGCGCGCTGCCGTCCACTGCCGACGACGCGCGGCGCTTCGCCCAGGCGATCGAAAAGGGACGGCCGCCGGCCGGCGACGCGCCCGTGCGCACGCTGGGGTTGGTGCCTGCCGACCAGGAGGCGGAAGTATCCACACTGACCGGCCGCAGCGTGGACGGTTACGATTTCCGCGTGAGCCAAGACGCCGTGCGGCATGTGCTCGATGCGCACGGGACCGATCAAACCGAAGCGCCGCGCGGCCAGCGTGCGGTGAGCGCCGATGATTTCGGCCTGTTGCCCGCGATCCTGTCCGCGCCCGATACGATCGAAGGGCCGGACACGTCGAACATTGGCGAGACGCTGGTGCACTATGTCAAGACGATCGGTGGCGAGCGCTACACGGCCACGTTCGCGGTCAATCGAACCTTCCGGTCGTTGTCGCTCAAGACGCTGTTCGTGCGGATAGGGAAATGACGCGGCCCCGCTCTTACGGCCCGACCGAGCCCCCACCGGATGGGGGCAAGCGATGCCCGCGTCAGAAGGAAGTATAGCTATGTTCGGCGTGCAATTCAACGCAGGGGGAACCCAGACGGCCATCCGCGACGCGCTGGCGCTGATGCGGGACATGACACCCATTTTTCAGGATGTCATGGGCTACATGCTTCAGGCGACGCGCGAGCGCTTTGTCACCGGCACCGCGCCGGACGGCACGAAGTGGGCGGCGAAGTCGCAGACCACGCTCGATCGCTACAAGCGCCTGGGCTACGGCAACCTCAATCGCGTGCTGATCGGGCCGGGGCGCCGCCTGTCGCGCGAGATCGTGGGGCAGGCTAATTCGCAGGGCGCGGTGATCGGATCGGCGCTGATCTATTCGCGGGTGATGCAAGACGGCGCCGAGAAAGGTGCGTTCGGCACCAACGCGCGCGGCCGGCCGATCCCGTGGGGCCGTATTCCGGCGCGCACATGGCTGGGCATTTCCCGCGACGACGAAACCGCCATCATCGATATCGTGGATGGGCACCTGGAGCAGCGGCTCGACGGCGCGCCTTGACCTGAGCCGCGCCCGGCGGCATCACGCGCCATAACTTCCCTGCCATCGCTATCCGCTTCCGCCCCGCCAGCGCGGGCATAGTTTGCCTGTTCGGTGCCGGGCATACCCTGGCCGATGGCGAAGAAATCATCCCTTGTTGCCCTGTGCTCTTCCGTCGCGTTCGCGGCGGCTGATGGCGCGGCCGCTGGCGATGTGCCCGAATGGGTGCATCTGCTGCCGGCCGGCGAACTGCTGCGCACGAACGATGGGCGTGGGCCTTATCGCGTGGTGTCGCTCCAGGCGGTGGCCGATGCCTCGCTGAAGCCGGGCCAGAAACTGCCGATCGACGAATGCCATTCGATCGACCGGGCGGCGCCGATGGGGCTGCCCGCGCCAGCACGCGGCTGGATCGTGGAATTGCAGGCGCGCGACGATGGCTTGTGGGGCCGCGTCGATTGGACGCCCGAGGGCGAGCAGCTGATGGCGGGCCGGGCCTACTCTGGCCTCAGTCCCGCGATCCTGCACACCGAGGACAACCGTGTGCACCAGGTGCTGCGCGCCAGCCTGATCAACACGCCAAATCTCACGGGGCTGGTTGCCCTGCATTCGGAGGAACCGGGAATGGATTGGAGGACATTGCTGTTGCAGCTTCTGGGGCTGGACAGCGAAGCCGACGACGCGGCGATCGAGACCGCGCTCAAGGCGAAGATGACCACGCCTGCGATGCAGAGCGTGGTGCAGCATCCGGATTTCATCGCGCTCCAGTCGCAGTTCACGGCGCAGGCCGGCGAGCTGAAGACGCTGCGCGAGGGCGTCCAGCGCAAGGATGCCGAGTCCTACGTCGATGGCCAGATCGCCGCAGGCCGCGTCGGGCTGAAGCCGGTACGCGACACGTACATCGCGCTCCACATGGAGAACGCGGAGCGCACGCGGACGCTGGTCGAGGCGATGCCGAAAATCGGCGGTGTAACCGAGACGGCCGGCAATCCTGCCGGAGCTGCGGTCGGCGATTTCAATACGACCGACAAGTTCGTCATGTCCACCTTCGGCCTCGCTGAGGACGATTACAAGGCCGGCCTCAAGGGCGCGGGCCTGATCAAGGAGGTCCTGTAAATGGCCGCTCTTTCAGCAGCCCGCAACACGCCTGAATCGCTCGGGCATGTTCGCGATATCCCGCTCGCCGCTGGCGCAAGGGTGTATGCCGGTGGAATGGTCCAGGTGGCCGCGTCCAACTACGGCGTGGCCGCAGGAGCGGTCGCGGCGAATGTGACCATCGGGCGAGCCGAGGACACTTTCGACAATACCGGCGGCATCAATGGCGCCGTCACCGCCCGCGTTCGGCGCGGCATCTTTCGGTATGCAAACTCCGCGTCAGGCGACCTCATCACGCGGTCGATGATCGGCAAGCCCTGCTACGTCGTGGATGACCAGACCGTCGCCGCTACCAGCAATTCCAACGCTCGTCCGCAGGCCGGCATCGTGTTCGATGTCGATACTGTGGGCGTGTGGGTCCAGTTTAACTGAGGAGGCCGTCTTGGATCTCAATACCGACAATTTGAACAGGCTGCGCGTAGGTTACAACGGTGCCTACAAGCGTGGCTTGGGTGCGGCGACCGCGATGTCCGGCCGGCT